ACACGATGATCTACTGGACCAGTATCATAAAAGTCTCTAAAAAGGCGGAAGATACCATATTCCGGTACTTAAGGGGGCTGGACTTCTTTGAGGAGGACTGGCTTCCAAAGGAAGAGGAGCAGGAAACAGGAGAGGATGAGGCAGCAGAGACGCTGCCGTATTAAGGAGGATATTATGGGATTACCAGTAGTGATCTATGGAAAATCCGGCAGCGGGAAGAGCCGCAGCCTTAAGTTTTTTGATGAGGATGAGATCGTGCTCCTGAACACGGAGCGGAAAGAGCTGCCGTTTAAGAAGCGTTTTAAGAAGACCGGATGCAGTGATGATATTAACCGGATCATCACAACGATCAACCAGAACCCGGAAAAGACCTATGTGATCGATGATGCCGGATATATCATGACCCATCTCTTTATGTCACAGCACCGAAATAAAAAGGGGAATGCGTCTTTTGAGATGTACGACGACATAGCGGATGCCATGTATGGCCTGGTGAAGCGGATCAAGACGGATGTGACAGTTCCGGACAAGATCGTTTACATCATGTTCCACGAGGATACGGACGATTTTGGTATCTCACGTCTCAGGACCATTGGAAAGCAGCTGGACCGGAAGGTGTGCCTGGAAGGCATGGTTACGATCTGCATCCGGTGCATGAGTGAGAACGGGAACCATTTCTTCCGGACTGTTACGGACGGATCCGACATCACAAAGACACCGGAAGAGATGTTCCCGGATCCAGAGATCGAAAACAACCTGAAATCAGTAGATGATACCATCCGGGATTTTTATGGATGGGAAAAGCATAAGACCAAGGAGGATAAGAAGTCATGATAAAGAAACCGGCAGGATATGATGAGGCAGCAGCGTATACAGGGGAGTCCCAGCAGCTGCCAAAAGGAAAGTATGTATGTGTGATCAAGCAGGTGGCGACCCAGACATCCAGGAATGGGAATGAGCAGTTTGTGATCCTGTTTGATGTGGCAGAGGGAGAGCAGAAAGACTTTTACCAGAAGCTTTATAATGCGGACAAGGCCCAGAACAGCGCTAACGCAAAATGGCGCGGTGTGTTCAAGCAGAACATGGAAGGCAAAGGCCTTTCCTGGTTCAAGGGGATCATCACATCCATTGAGCGTTCCAATAACTTTACTTTCCAGTGGGATACAAAAAACAATGAGGAAATACTGATCGGAAAGAAATTTGGAGGGATCTTCCGCCGCAGGCAGTATGAGGCAGAGAACGGGAACCGTCCTATCGTTACGGAGCTTTTTCAGATCCGCAGCGTGGCAGGACTGGCAGAGGCAGAGGTGCCGGAAGATGAACTGCTTCCGGAAGGTCCCGTCCAGAAGCCGGCAGAAACACCGTCCCCTGTGGGTGATGGCTTTATGAATATCCCGGATGGCGCAGGCGATGAAGGAATCCCGTTCATGTGATCCGGAGCTTTACAGCAGGGTGAAAGATGCAGTGAGTATGCAGCAGGCCGTGGAATACTGCGGCCTGCATGTTTCAAACGGAAAATGCCTCTGCCCGTTCCATAAGGACACCCACCCTTCCATGAAGATCTATCCCAATGGGAAAGGATATTACTGCTTTGTCTGCGGTTCCGGCGGTGACCAGATCAGGTTTGTGGCGGCCTATTACGGGACCAGCAACTATGAGGCAGCGAAGCAGCTGGCGCAGGCTTACGGGGTGCCGGTGAATGAGCCGGTTACCTACAGGGAAAAGCGGGAAGCAGACAAGAGAAGGCGTTATAAGCGTGAATTAGGGCAGTTTGTGCAGGAGGCGGTAAAATGGCTGACCGTATACAGAGGGCTGCTCTGTGAGGCTGTCAGGGAGCGCAACGAGCATTTCTGGGAAGGTCTTGGCAACCTGACCTATGTGGAATATCTGCTGGGGTGTCTTAAGGACTGCCCGGAAGAAGTGTATGCCGATAAGAAGGTGGTGAAAGAGATTGGAAAAGTCGAAGGACGAGTTATTAGCTGGTATATCTGAGCTGTCTGGCCTGGATCCGTTCCCGGATGAGATATTTTACCAGATCTTTGAGATCGAGGACAACGTGGAACGGACCCAGTACGTGGAAGCGCTGCGGAAAGAAGCGGGAAAGCTGAAGCGCAGGCCGGAGTTTAACAACCTGTACCGCGCGTTCGTCCTGGATTATTCCCAGAGACAGAAGCAGACAGGGAAAGTGACACGGTTCACGGACCAGCCCATAGAGTTGAACTGCGGGGAATGGGAAGCAACGGATATGGGGGTCAAGACCGTCCGTTATGACAAGAATGCCATGCCGGTCGCTTATTATGCCTGCAGCCACCCGATCCTCCCGGTGGAGATCTTAAAAAATGTGGATACTGCCCAGGAGCGTATCTCCCTGGCTTATTTTAAGTCAGCCACCTGGCAGAAGATCACGGTGGACAGGGCCGTGTGTGCCAATGCAAATAAGATCGTGGATGCGCTCAGCCAGTTCGGCATTGAGGTGACCAGTGATAACGCAAAGAGCCTGGTGCGCTACATCTCAGACTGTGTGGGGCTGAACCCGGCTACCCTGGAACCGAAAAAATCCATCAACCGCCTTGGCTGGGTGGGCAGCAGCTTCACGCCCTATGCCCAGGATATCCGGTATGAGGGAGATATGGACTATGAGGTGATCTTCCGGAATGTGGCACAGAAAGGCGATTTTGGGGTCTGGAAGGCACTTTGTAAGGATCTGCGTAAAAATATACCCCTGCGCATGATGATGGCTGCCAGCTTCGCTTCTGTGCTCCTGGAGCCGCTCAGGGTGCTGCCGTTTGTGCTGCATTTATGGGGAACGACCGGAACCGGAAAGACAGTAGCGCTCATGGTGGCAATGTCCATCTGGGGCAATCCCAAGATGGGCGGTCTGGTAAAGACCATGAACATGACAAAGAATGCCATTATGCGCAATGCTGCATTTTTATGCAGTATCCCTTTTGCCGGGGATGAGCTGCAGACCATCAAGGATAAATGGCAGGGGAATTTTGACCAGCTGATCTACCAGATCACGGAAGGCGTGGACCGAGGCCGTGCCAGGGCTTACGGTGGAGTGGAAGATACCAAGACCTGGAAGAACAGCTTTATCTTTACAGGCGAGGAACCGATCACGAAGGTAAACTCCGGCGGTGGTTCCAAGAACCGTGTCATTGAGATCGCCATTGACGGGCCTCTGATCGAAGACGGCCACTATGTCAGCAGCGTGGTCCAGGAGCATTATGGATACGCCGGACGGAAGTTTGTGGAGTACATACAGGAAACAGACCTGAACAGGATCACGGAACGGTACAGGGAGATCTTTGAGCAGCTATGTAAGCTGGACACAACGGATAAACAGGCCATGGCGATGTCCTGTATGCTGCTGGCGGATGAGATCGCAGTGAAGCTCTTCTTTCCGGAAGAACAGGCTTTGCAGATCGGCCAGGTAAAGCAGTACCTGCAGAGCAATTACGACGTGGATGTGGCAGAGCGTGCCTACCAGCAGGTGCTTAACTGGGCGGCCAAAAATCCGGTGCGTTTTGAGGATCCCAAGGCTGATAATTCACCCAACAAAGGGGAAGTCTGGGGCAAGATAGATGAGGACAAGCTGATCGTAAACAGAGACGTGCTCCTGGCGTTCCTTGACCAGAATGGGTTTGATTATACAGCGGTAAGTAAGAAATGGTCAGAGAAAGGGTATCTGGTGCGTAATTCCCAGGGGAAATTTATCCATAGCACAAAGGTGTATGGGATCAAGTCCAGTTACATCAAGTTCAGGCTGCCGCAGGATGATGACGCGACAGATAAAGATGGATTCATGTTGGTTGAGGGTAATGATCAGGAACCCCTTCCCTTTGATTAGGGTCTAACCTGGTCTAACCTAAAAAAAAATTAGGTTAGACTCTAGAATCCGCATAAACACTGGCTTTTTTATATACAGTCTAACCTGTCTAACCAGTCTAACCTGTTTTTAATATATCGTAACGTAGGAAAAAGTTATTGTAGAAAATTTAACGTTAAATATATCACAATGTTAAATTTTCTTTAAAAATGTTGGTATATGCAACCGGATTTTAGGTTAGACGGTTAGACCATTAAGTAAATCAAGGGTTTGCTGGCATTTTTAAGGTTAGATTTTGGTTAGCTTATCTTGAAAAAAGGTTAGACCATGGCAGGAAAGGAGATAGAAACAGATGAAAATGAGCAATAAATCAGCCGGGACACAGTTTGAAAGAGAATTTGCTTCCCGGCTGGCAGCGGAAGGCTTCTGGGTCCACCGTTTCCAGGATAACAAGAACGGACAACCCTGCGATGTGATCGCTGCAAGGGATGGGGAAGCGTACCTGTTTGACTGCAAGGACTGCAAAACAGATATGTTCAGCCTGAGAAGGGTGGAAGAAAACCAGTTCAATGCAATGAGGCTGTTTGATACAACAGGGAACCGGCGCGGGATGTTCGCGATCCGGTATCCGGACCAGGTGATCTATCTGGTGGATTATGAGATCGCCAGGATCATCCGCGACAATGGGAAGAGCAGTGTCCCAAGACATCTGATCGGAATGTATGGGAGGACGTTAGAGGACTGGCTGGAAGATCTTGTAGTAATGGGGGATAAGAAGAACAATGGTTGTAGAGATTGGGTCTGAGATACGGATCAGGGACGCTTCCAAGGAATTGTATGACTGGGCGCAGGAAGAACTGATCATTCCTAACCCGCAGTACCGGGAAAGGGAACGCAGGGGACTCTGGGTAGGTAATACACCAAAGTACCTCTGGCTCTACCATGTGGATGGTTCAGACCTGATCGTTCCTACCGGGGTGGGAAAGCAGGTCCGGCAGTTCCTTTCAGAAAAAGATCAGATAAGCATTCATCTGGCTGATAATGGGATCTTAGATTATAAAGGCACCATTCCCCTGTATGACTACCAGAAGGAGGCAGTGGAAACCATGGGACATGCCAGCTGCGGGATCTTACAGAGCCCCTGCGGATCAGGAAAGACACAGATGGGCATTGCCCTGGCTGCGATGCTTGGACGCAAGGTATTGTGGGTCACCCATACGCAGGATCTGCTTATCCAGTCAAAGACCAGGGCAGAGCAGTATTTTTCTCCTGAGACACTGGGAACGATCACGGCAGGGAAAGCCCAGGTCGGCAGCCATATGACATTTGCCACCGTCCAGACCCTTTGCAAGATCGATCTGGAACAGTTCCGGTATACATGGGATGTGGTGATCGTGGATGAGTGTCACCGGCTGGCCGGTTCACCAACGCAGGTGACGATGTTTTACAAGGTGATGAACAGCCTGGCTGCAAGACATAAATATGGCCTGTCAGCTACCGTGCATCGTTCAGATGGGATGATCAAAAGCACGTTTGCTGTACTGGGGCCGGTGATCTATAAGGTACCGGATGAAGCAGTAGCAGATAAGACCATGCAGGTGCGGATCCTGCAGAGGAATACAGGCATAACGGTCAGCCGCAGCTGTCTGGATACGGACGGGACCCTGGATTATAACGGACTGCTTTCTTACCTGGGAGAAAACAGTGAGAGAAATGAGATGATCGTTAAGGATCTGGTAAGCCAGAAGGGTCATTCCTGTCTGATCCTGGCAAGCAGGCTGGAGCAGCTGAGAAATATCAGGGATCTGCTGCCGGATGAGCTGAGAGGTACTTCCGCCATGATCGATGGCAGCATGACAAGCAAAAAAGGAAAGGCAGAGAGGGAAGCTGCGATCGAAGATATGAGGACCGGAAGAAAGAAGATCCTGTTTGCATCCTTTGGCCTGGCAAAAGAAGGGCTGGACATCCCAAGGCTTGACCGGCTGTTCCTGGTATCCCCACAGAAAGATTATGCGGTAGTCACACAGTCCATTGGACGGATCGCCAGAAAGGCAGAGGGAAAGAATGATGCCGTGTGTTATGACTACGTGGATGACATTCAGTTTTGCGAGAACCAGTTTAAGCGGCGCAAGACCCATTACAGGAAGGCGGGGTGCATCTTATGACAAGGAATGAAGAACAGGCAGTGCTTGCGAAAGGCGTATGGTGTGACTCCTATAACTTTTATCTGAAGTATCATGGCCGTCCTGCTGATCCGGGCTTCTGGGAAGAGGCCACGGCAGACTTCGGGAAGATCATGAAGAAATATGGAGGTGCTACGGTGTGCGGCAGATTGATGCTGGCAGCGTTCAGCCTTTTGGAGGAGGAGACCCGATGAATGACCCAAAGAAAGTATCTGTCCCGGTCTGCTGCATCTGCCAGAAGGTGATCAATGGGGATGCAGAGTGGATCAGGACAAAGAGAGGG